TAAAGGACGGCGCGCTCGCGAGCCCGTGCGCCACCGCCAGCGACGCCGCGAACGTCACCGTCTGGTCGGTGCTCGTGAAGTCCGGCGTGAGCGCCCCGGCCCACTTCACTCCGGAGGCTTCCCCGGAGTCCGCCGTCAGAACGAACCCGTCGGTCCCCACCCCGAGCTTGGCGAGCGTCGTCGCCCCCGAGGCCACCAGCAGGTCGCCCTTGGTGTAGGAGGACTGCCCGCTGCCGCCGTTCGCGGCGCTCAGCGCCGTCCCGAGGGTCGCCGCCCCGGAGAGGTAGAGGTTCCGCGGCCGGGTCGCCCCGCTGGCCCCGATGTCGTAGGTCGCATCCGTCGAGAAGGTCAGGTGCGAGGTGACGCTGCCGCCGAGGTTCAGGTTCCTGGCCAGGAACAGATCCCGAGGCCGCGTCGCCCCCGAGGCGCCGATGTCGTAGGTGTTGTCCGTGAAGATCAGATTCGAGAGGACCGCCCCGGTCAGCACGGAGGTGCCGGAGTTGGAGAACCCGGTCGTCGTCAGGGTCGTCCCGTTGAAGGTGAGGTTCGCGGAGTCGCCCCAGGTGTTCGTCGCGGTGGCGTAGGCGATCCGGTTCGCCGTCGCGCTGTTGGGCAGCAAGAGCGTCGACCAGACCGGCGCCGTCGTCACCCCGCCCGAGCGCAGATACGCCCCCGCCGCCACGTCCGCCAGTTTCGCCAGCGTCGTCGCCCCGGAGGCGTAGAGAAGATCGCCCACCGCGTAGGAGGTGATCCCGGTGCCGCCCTGCGCCGCTGTGACCGCCGTGGCGCTCGTCAGGATCGTCCGGGAGGCCACCCCGTCGTGGTAGAGGAGCGCCGTCCCGTTGCGCTGGATCTCGCCCTCCGCCGTCGGGGCCGCGGCGGCGTCCTGGAGGATGAGCGTCTCCAGACCAGCGGCCACGAAGGTGAAGCCTGCGGCTGCGATATTGGTCGCGTCGGGGATGCCCCAAACGTCCTCGATAAAGGTTTTGAGCGCTCGAAGCTGATCATCACCACTTGCGGGCGAATCACTGCCCGCCGGGCTCGAGGCATCTACCTGGTTTGGCAGACTCACCTAGCTCACCCCCTCAGGGTTCCTCGATCTGGTGATCGACACTGTAGTCTGTATTGCGCAGCCGCCCGCGCCCGCTCGGCACGCGTCCCAGCGAGGTCGGCAGCCCCATGCGCTCGTACTCGATCGGCAGCACGTCGGCCTTCACCTCGTTGTGCTTGCGCTCGTAGAACAGGGCCAGGGCGCGGAAATTCTCGTCCCCCGTCTTCTCGGCCAGCACGTTGAAGCAGTCAGCCGCCACCCCGTAGACCAGCAGCGCCCGGTTGAACGGGATCACCGAGGAGTCCGAGAGCGTCGGCGTGGTCCGGGCGTACTGGCCCGTCAGCACGTCGGCCGTCGTCGCCACAGGCCACAGCTCGATCCGGCGATACCCCGACGAGTCGATGCCGGCATAGACCCACCGGGTCGGCAGGTCCTGCGTGGTCGAGCGGTCGAAGTCCAGCCGGTCCAGCGCGTCCCGGCCGCCGTCCAGCTCCTCCACCTGACCGAGCAACGAGGCGAGCGACAGCACCTCGTCGGCGTCCGCCGGCAGGCTGTAGAGCGTCTTGAAGACCCGCCAGGAGGCGGCCGTGTCGTCGTCCCCCTGGTAGGTCACGGCGGTGCCCTCGCCGTCCCCCAGGGTGATCTCGGCGCTCGACACGAAGGTATCGATCCAGTACGGCTGCCCACTGCTGATGGCGATCCGGTAGCCCACCATCGCCGAGGTGAAGGGCGTCCCCGCCGAGGTGACCGTGGCCGAGCCGTTCGTCACCGTTACGGTGGTGGCCGAGGTCGAGGAGGTCTGCGCCACCGTCGTCAGGCTGAACTCCTTGACCCGGCGACTCCAGCGGACGGTCTCGTAGAGGTGGTCCAACCGTAGCTGGATCAAGGTATTGATCTCGGCCGAGGACAGGTTGGCGTCGGCGCCGAGCAGGCCAGAAACGTCGCTGCGGACGTCCGCCCTAGTCGCCACCTACAGCCTCGGCCGCCGCGGTGGGCGCCGTCGACGCCTGGCCGTCCGGCGCCAGTAGACGGAGCAACCGCTCGATCTCGAGGAGCGCCCCGTGCGCCAGCCGGTGCTGCTCCACGTCGGCGGCGAGTTGCTGCTGGCCGAGCTGGATCTTCCGCTCAAGGGCTCCCAGCACTCCAGCCAACTCGGCACGGCGCTTGGTGAGGCTCTGAGCCGTCACGGTCTCGGGCGTTCTCGCGGCGGTCGTCATCCTAGCTTGCAGTGCCACGCGGTCCTGTCCCGTTATCACGTCTCCTTTCATGCGAGATTCAACAGCGTCTTCACGCGAGTCTGCTCCTCCTTGGTGAGGGCCTTCTTCTCGCGGGCTCGGCGGATCAGCGTGTCGTCCAACGCTCGCATCCCCTCGATGATTGCGTGCTCGATGATGGCCGATAGCCACGCCTCCGGGCTCGGGTAGCCCTGCTCGGCAACCCGCGCCGCGAGGTCCGCATCCAGGACATCGGCGATGTTGATCGTACGTTTCGCCATCTTGAGGTCTTCTCTCCTACGAAGTAGGCGGCGTCAGACTGATGTAGTGGACCACCACACGGATCACCCCGGCCGTGAACGAGGCCCCGCCCCCGACCGCCGTGAAGCGGATCGCCGTGGCTGTGCCGTAGACGGTCGGGTTCGTGACCCCAGCCGAGACGTTCGTCGTCCCGGCCACCAGGGCAACACCCGTGCCGTAGCGGGTCGTCGCCCCTGCCACCCCGGCGTCGATCGACGTGCAGCCGGTGATCTCGGTCGTGACCCGGAACGAGACCCCAATCACCAGCGCGTTTGCCGGGATGATGGCCGCCGTGTCACTGGTGCCGGCGAGCGCCAGGGTATGGGCCTCGGCGATCGTCTGTAGGACTGAGTAGTAACCATTCGCCGCAACCCCGGACTGGAGCTTGTCAGTGGAGAGCGTCCCGAGCACGCTCCCGTTCGTGGTGACTTTGACGTGGCCGGCGGCGTGGCGAGAGAGAAACACATCTCCCGTTGCAGCCGTTGGGTTAGTGTTAGATGACCACGTTATTTGCCGTGCGGAGCCAAGTCGCAATTCGTTGAGGGACATGCCAAATGTGGCAATACCGTCCCTTGTAAAGTACAGAGAATCATTATCCCAATAGATCCCTGTGTCAGATTGTGACGACCGTGCCACAGCCGGTAGCGACTCCGTGCCGTCGGGGAGGAGCAGCTGCCCGCCCGCGAGCGTCAGGGCGTTGGCGCTGTGGGTGAGGGTCACGTCTCCGTTGTTGAAGTTGATGACCGCCCCGGAGGCGAGGAAGAGGTCCGACCACGAGCGGGTCGCCGACCCGAGTGTCCCGCCGTCGTCCGCCTGGGGCAGGACGTCGCCGTTGACCCGAAGCGTGCTCGGGACGAAGGCGAGGCCCGCCCACCAGGCCCCGGCGTTCCAGGCACCCATCAGGTCACCTCGGGGGGAGCGTCCTCGGATGTGGGCGGTGCGGGCTCGGCGTCCTGCTTGAGCGTCTCGTCGATCTCCGCGATGGCACCCCGGAGCATCAGAACTTTCGCCGAGAACATCGCCACCTGCCGCTCGGTCTCCGCGAGATCCCGCTGGAGGTCACGCCGCCGCCCGTCGAGGTAGTCCCGAGTAACCATCCCCGCTACGCCTGCATGAACAGCCACGCCGAGACCAGCGTGTCGACGGGGTTGCCTGCGTTGCCGACGAGGCGGAGACGCGCCCGTGGCATCGGACTCGGAGCCAGCGCGTAGACCATGGCGGTTTCGGCGAGGGCCGAGTCGACCGTGCCCGCCGTGTCCGGCACCACGTAGTTGGCCGCCGTGTCGTTGTAGGACTGGAGGAGCTGCACCGTGAGGTCCGCCGTGCCCGTGGCGCTCGCGGCGAGGACGTAGAGGCCGAAGTAGCGGAACTGCGTCAGGTCGAAGCCGTAGGTCGCGCCCGCCGTGTGGACCACGGAGTCCACCGTGGCCGTGGCGTTGACCAGCTCGCCGTTGAAGACCTGCCACACCTCCCACGCCCCACCGCCAGGCACGACGCCGGAGCTGATCAGCTTGGCTTGGATGACGGCGTCGGCCATCTAGTTCACCACCCCCTAGCGCGCACGCGCACGCCCGTCAGGGCCGAGAGATCCGTGGCGTTGCCGACCTCGGCCAGCGCCGCCGCCGTGGTGGCCGTCCCCGTGAAGGCCGGCGCCGAGTTCGACCCGGCCGGCGTGTCGCGGCGCCAGCCGGTCGCCGCCTCCGTGGAGTACGTCTCGTCGGCGTTGTCGACGACCACGGCGAGCATCCGCTCCCAGTCGTTCGTCCCGTCGTGGTCCCAGTAGACCTGGACGCCCGCCGGGGAGGCGGCGTAGGCCACGGCGATGAACTCGCCGTTGGCGACCGGGATGAAGACGGACTCGCCGCCCGGCACGGCGGCGTTGAAGCCGGCGCCGGCCGCCTGCACGTAGAGGAGGGCTGCGCCCGGCATGATCGCCGCGGCCTGGTCGTGCGTCACCGTGTACTCGGGGCCGCCGCCGGCCGAGCCGACCGTGCCCTTGGAGTAGGTCGCGCCCGGGCCCACGGTCACGAGGGTCGCCAGGCGCGTGCCCGCCCCCGGCGAGGGCCGGAACGCCCGGCCAGCCTGAATGTCAACCAGCTCGAAGGTCTCGTCGAGGTTGTCGACCACGACGGCCATGAGGCGCTCGTAGGTGTTCGCCGCGTCCTCGTCGAAGTAGATCGGCGGCGCCGCCCCCGTCGTGGAGTCCGCGACGACGATGTACTGCCCGTCCGAGACCGGCACCAGCACCGAGCGGCCGGAACCGGCCAGCGTGGCTTCGAGCCCCCCGTCGGCCGCGATCGCGCGCACCGCCACGCCGTTCGTGGCCGCGGCGTCGTCGTCCTCGATCAGCAGCGTCGGCCCGCCGTTGAAGATCGTGCAGGTGCCGTGCGCGTTGGTGGGCGAGACGAACTCGAAGTGGCCGAGCGCGTAGGTGGGCAGGAACTCCTCGTCGTCGAGCACGACGTAGAGCGCCACGCCCGTCGTGGCCGCCGTGTCGTCGTCCTGGATCGTGCCCGTGCCCGTGCCGCCCTCCGTGCCCAGCGTGATCGGCGTGGCCTGCGGCACCGGCACGACATAGAGGGCGTGCCCGTTCGTCGCGGCCGTGTCGTCGTCCTGGACGATGCCGGCCGTGCCGACGTTGGCCGTGCCCGTGAAGGTCGGCGCCGCCACGGATCCCGCCGGCGTCAGGGTCGCCGTGCGGTAGACGAGCACCTTGGCGTTCGTGTAGTCGAACTCGAAGGTGTAGCCGGACTTCGGGTCGATCGCGACCCCGCCGGTCAGGAAGGTCCGCAACCCGAGATCCGCCGCCGTCAGACTCTCGCCCCCCGTGGGATAGCTCGAGTCGAAGTCGATCGTGGCGGTCACCTCGTTGATGTTCCCCACCTGGCGGAAGTAATCCCCTGTGAGGCTGACAGTCAAGGCCATGATGCGTTCCTCCGCCTGCGGGCTAGTAGCCCATGGCGATCACGGTGCCGCTCTGACTGGCCGCTTCGCAGTCGAACGTCACCGTTGCCCGGTTGTTGGCCGTTGCCCAACTCACGTTGACCTGCGAGCCGGACGGATTCGCCGTGGAGTTCGTGAAGGCAGCGAAGACGATGCGGCCGAGTCCGGGCTGCCACGTATCCCCGTCGTCCACCGACGTCACGTCGGCGGCGACGATGTGGAGGTTGCCCGCCACGAACTCGACCTTCGTCCCAGCCGTCTCGGCGACCGCTGCCATCGGGGCCGCCCGCTACGGCGTGCCTCCGGAGAGTTCCGTCGAAAACAGCTGGAGATGCACCAGGATGCTGTCCGACACGATGTCGTTCGTGGCGGCGGCGAGCGCCGTGCCGATCCACAGCTCGTGCCCGTCCGAGCCGAAGAGGTTGACGAGGTTCGCGCCAGCCACCACCGGGTCGCCCTCGGCGATCGTCGTGGTCGCCGTCACGTCGGCCCGCACCGGCCCCTCCACCTGAATCCAGCCGTAGTAGAGGTTCGTGAGCCCCTGGTTGCCCAGGACCACGCCCGCCACTGTCCAGGCCTCGTCCCCGTCGGCCGAGTCCTCGATCTGCCACGTCGAGATCAGCTCCAGGTCGTCGTTCGCCGCCAGCGCGACCGTCAGCGGGTAGTCGGCGTCCAGCGTGATGGCCGTCGTCGTGTTGCCGGCGATCGGGCTGATCTCGGTCTCCGGGGCGTCCCCGGCCGAGTCGGCGTTGTCCAGCACGTAGCAGAGCCCGCCCTGGTGGCGGCTGGCCGTCAGGCCCGTGGTCACCGCCGAGGTCGTCGTCCCCGACGTGATGTTCGACACCGTGGTCGTCTTGGTGTTCTGGGTGTCCGAGGCGTAGCTGTGCAGCTCGCCCATCGTGATCGCCGAGCCGTTCACGTTCCTGATGTACTTCAGAATGCGGACCCCGAAGTCGTCCGTGACGATCGAAATCGCCCCGGGTCGCCCCTGGGGCTCCGCGTCGTTGCCGTTGATGTCGCGCATCCCGAGCCCCGTGATGCTGGAGAGTCGGAACACCAGATCGGTCGTGCTGTTCGCCATCGTCGTCTACTCCTCGCCGCCGGCCTGCGAGCCGGAAACGGCTGCTGGGACGTGAAAGATCGGGCGGCGCTCCTCGAGCGTGTTCCCGAGCGCCCGGTGGCCGACCGTCGCCAGCTGCGGCGGCGTCCGGCCGCGAATCTTCAGGACCTTGGGCCAGAACCCGAGGCGCTGGAGCGTGGCCCGCTTGAACAGCTCGGTCGTGTCGAACTCGTGCGTGTGGACCGGGCCGTTATGAATCACGACGCGCGTGCAGCGTTGCTCGTGCGCCGCCCGCCAGACGTACTGCGCCACCACATGGCAGGTACAGTGCGTGCGAACGTCCGGCGTCTGGACACCGGGCGGCAGTTGGACGTGGAGCGTCCGGTCCCGGTCAGGCACCGGCAGCGCCATCGTCCGGAGCGCCGCCCTGGCCCACTCCCGAGAGGTCATGGCCTAGCTGAGGCCCGACGCCACGCCCTGGAAGCGCGGCCCGCGGCAGACCAGCGCGCCCCAGTAGATCAACTGGCCGATGCTGATCTGCTGGTTCGTCTGTTCCATGAAGCCCCGGAAACGGAAGTCCCACTTGCGGTGGGTGAACAGCTCCCAGAACTTCGTGTTGAGGTAGTACTGGAAGCCCGCCGTGCAGTGCGAGTCCACCATCGTGTTCGCGCCGTTGAACCGCACGACGTCGAAGCCGATGTCCCGCAGATCCTCCGGGGCGTTGCGCTCCGACGGCTGGGACTTCTCCCAGATCCGGTTCCAGAGCGTCTGCGTGGTCGCGATCAGGTTCGGCTTCTCCCGACCGACCACGCACGAGCCGAAGTTGCTGTTCATCGTGGCGAGCGACACCGCGCCGCCCGTGGTGTCCTCCACGGCGGCCCGCACCGAGGCGCCCTCGGCGTCCGTGCCCCGCACGATGCCCCCGTAGGTGCCCGTGCGGCTGACGCCGATCGCCAGCCCGTCCAGGTCCTTGCTGGCGTTGCCCGTGCCGTCGCCGAACATCTGGACGCCCAGGTCGTTGATGAGCGACAGCTCGCCGTTCTCCATCGCCGCGTCCACGAGGTCGAAGGTCTGCTCGGGCGAGTCGTTCAGGTCCACGTCGATCACGTTCAGGTTCACGGGGGCGTAGGCGAACTTCCAGTTGAACGCCATGGTCGTCGCGAACTCCTTGACCTCGGTGTTGAACGTGTCGCCCCGGCCGTAGGAGCTGGCCTCGAAGCCGGAGTGGATGTGCGGGACCTTGATGATCTCGCCGCCCCGCACCGGCACGGACTTCTGCTTCTTCATGTAGACCCACAGCGGGGCCGACCCGAAGAAGTTGTCGATCAGGCCCTTCCGGCGGTTCTCCGCCGTGCTGGAGACGAAGGTGTTTAATGTCTGCGTCCTTGTCGGTGTGGCCACGGGCTACTCCTCCTCGTCGGCAGCCACGGACGCAGGCACTCTCGACATTACCGGCCCAACGCCGGGAACATCGTGGAGACACCTTCGGGCCCGTGCTGCGCTTTGACGTCGTCCATGACGGCGCGGAACCGCTCGTCGCGGCTCTGCGGCGCCTGCTGATCCTCGGGCTTCGCGTCCGACGGCACGAGGGTGGAGCCGCTCGGCCCCAGCGACGGCGTCGCCCGCTTCGCCGCCTCCTCCTGCTGCGTCTCGATCTCCTTGAGCTTCTGCTTGAGCGTCTCGTTCTGCCCCACCAGGTCCAGCCGCTCCTGCGCCATCTGCATCGGGTCGATCTTCGACGGATCGGCGTACTTCATCGCCTCTTCGTGCCACTTCCGCGCCGCCTCGATCTTGTCGGGCGGCATCACGAACTGGAGCGTCCGCCACATCACGTCGGCCGCCGCCCGCTGCCGGGCGTCGAGCGACTCCTGCGTCCGCTTGGCGTAGTCCTCCGCCACCTTGCTGAACTGCTGCGTCCACGGCACTAGGACCGACTGCTGGAGGTGCTGCGCGATCGACTGCGTGAACGCCTGCTTCTCCTGCGGGGTCAGCCACTCGTAGCCCGGCTGCTGCTGCGCGACCTGCTGCGCCTGCTGCTGGACGCCTTGGGCCCCCGCCTGCGCGGGCTGGCCGTTCGACTGCGCCCACGACCGGATCGTCGCCTCGTTGGTCGTGTACCAGTCGAGGACGGGCTTGGCCTGCGTCACGTAGGCCTCGTACTGCTTGACGGTCGCCTGGAGCGCCTGGAGGCCCTCGGACTGCTTCCGCAGCTCCCCGAGTTCCTTGCCCTGCTCGCCGAGCTTCTGCTCAAGCGCCGCATGCGCCGCCTCGGCTTCCTCGTGCGTCTTGAACTTCGCCATCTCGTTCTCCCCTTGGCTCCCCTGGGACCCGTGGGCGATGATCTGCGGCCCGAAACGAGAAACGCCCTGATCCCCCCTTGCGCAAGGAATCAGGGCGTCTCGTCCAGCCTCAGCCGCCGAGCGGGGAGCTACCCCGCCCGGTGGGCCGCACTCATCGTCCTACATGGCTTCCCCAGGACCTGCGGTGGTCACCATGTGCGCTGCATCGGCGGCGCCGGTTGCCTGACGATCCAGACCGCGCCGCGTCACTTGTCCTCGTCCTTCTTGTCGCCCCGGAGCACGGCGATTGCCGCCGCGATCCGACCCTTGACCTGCTCGTCCGCTTCTTTGCCGAAGGCCGACTCCAGCCGCTCGAGCGCCTGGGCCACGTCCTCGGTGGACGCGCCGCGGCGCTGCGCGAGGAAGCCCGCCAGCCGCTGGTGCAGCGGCTCGGCGTCCCGCGCGGTCTGGGAGAGGCCCTCGACGAGGGGCAGCATCGCTACGTGCCGCCCGCCCGCTTCGTGGTGACGTTGCCGCTCTTGGCGACGTCCTTGAGCGGCGACTTGATCGCGCTGCCGGACTCGTATTTCTGCGTGGGCGCGTTGCTCTTGGGCTTCATCGCACTCCTTTCATCGGCGGCGCATCGAGCGCCGGTGCGAGCGGCGGGCGTCGCGCCGGAAGTCGCCTTCCGAGTGCATCGCCCCCGTCTTCATGTTCTTGGCCTCGACCACGGTCCCCTTGCCGCGGAACGCGAGTCTGACCGGCCCTTTGGAGGTCTGCTTCACGCGGTAGCGAGCGCCGCGGAGCGGCATCAGTTGACCCCGCCCAGGAAGATCCCGCGGGAGGTCACCAGCGTCCAGTGGAACGCCGGCACCACCACGCCGCTGATCTGGAACGGGCGGTCGTAGACCGGGAAGGACCATGCGAAGAAGAGCGGCTGGATCGGCCCTATGTGCCAGGCTGTCATACCGGCCCCGCCGCTCCGGAGAGCATCTGTTTGAGCAGGATGATCGGGAGCCCCCCGCCCATGGCCCCGCCCTGAGGCCCGGGCATCGCCGGCGTCGGCATCGGCAGCCCGCCCGGCATCGGCAGGGGACCCGGCGGCACCATCGGCGGCATCGGCGGGCGGGCCAGCGGTGACGGGAACGGCAGGGGACCCGCGCCGGGCGGCAGTGCCCCCGGCATCGCCCCGAGCATGGCTCCCGGCATCGGCGGCGCGGCGCCGGGAAGCCCCGGCCCCATCGGGCCACCGCCTGGGCCACCCATCAGCGACTGGATGCGCGCCAAGAGCATCACGCGGTCGAGGTCGCCCATCTGGCCCTGGAGCATGGTCGAGGCCGAGGGTTGCGCGCCGGAACTTCCCTGCCGCTTGCGGGAGAGCCCCAGAACTTGGGAGATCTCGCGGAGCCCGGCGCCGGCGAGCAGGCCGGTGGCGAAGGCGTCCTCGCCTCCGCCCTGGTCTGGCGGTCCACCGATCCCGAGCGGCATCAGCGGCTCCTCATCTGCTCCGTAGCATGGGCATCCTGACACGCCGATGCAAGAAGTTTTTTGAGGATCACCGCTTCTCCCCGGCCGACTTCGCCAGCGCCTGGGACACCTCGGGCGGCACCGTCGCGCGCTCTTCGCGGGCGCGCTTGAGCATCTCCTCGGGGTTCGGGAAGTCCGCCGCGCGCAGCACGTCCACGCCCGGCGCCAGCGCGGCTTTGTAGAGGTCCATCATGAGCTGCGCGCGCTTGAGCCGGCTGCCCGGCGCCGAGGAGCCCGGCGACACCAGGAAGCGCACGTAGCGCAGCGCCTCCCGACGCTTCTCGGGCTCGATCGGTCGGCCGTCGTCGTCCACGAAGAACTCCTGCCGCTTGATCGCGTACTCGATCGCGTCGCCGCTGGGGCCCACGAGATGCACCACGCGGTCGGAGGGGAAGAACTGGAACACGCGGCTCAGGAGCTTGTTGCCGACGCGAACGAAGAAGTCCTCCAGCCGTGACGCCCGCGAGCGCGTCATGAGGTTGGCGCCCTCCTGCAAGCCCTCGATCGCCTGGCCCGACTGCAAGGACCCCGGCGTCTCGCCGAGGGTCACGTCCGTCACGCCCGTGAGGAGCTGCGCGAAGGTGAAGATCGCCCGCGAGAGGTTGATCTTGTCGGTGCCGAACACGGGCGGCGGCTGGATCGTCAACGCGGCGTTCCGGTTGCGCTTCCGCATGATGATCGACCCGGCGATCTTCTGAAGCTTCTCCCAGACCTTCGGTTCCAGGGCGTCGTGGTCCCCGATCACCGACAGGAAGTTGCTCAGGAGCTGGTTCTCCACCAGGCCGTCCATGATCTGGTTGAAGGACAACTGCAAGCGCATGAGCCGGCGAGGCTCGGAGGACCCGTAGGGGTGCTCCGGATCGACGATCCAGTCGTACCAGTCGATCGGCGGCACGCCGTCCCAGTACGGGTTCGGCCCGTCCCAGAGGATCAGGTCCCGGGTCTTGAGGATCATGCGCCCGCCGGGGAAGAGCAGCGTGCCGTCGCCGTTCCGCCGGCGGTCGTTGATGAGGCATTCCCGCACCATGGCGCGCGGCAGCGCCTCGCTCTGGCCGCTCCGGCGCCCCAGTAGGTCGTTCAGGGGCGACAGGATCGTCCGGGCCTTGGCCTGCTCGCGGGTCTCGGACAGCACGGCGTCGGCCTTGACCTCGGCGCCGCGCGCCAGGAAGCGCGCCCGCAGGTCGTCCAGCGCCCGCACCCGGTCGATGAAGAGGTAGTCCCCCGACCCGACGAGCGCCGCCTCCTTGACCATCGGGTCGAAGACCACCTGCTTGATGCCGAGCACCTCCATGACGAAGCTGTCCGTCACCATGTCGTAGCCGGTGTAGAGGCCGGCCGAGGCGTTGATCGCGGCGGTGTGGCACATCTTGAAGGTCTGCCGCTGCATCTTCTCGTCTTCCCAGACGGCCGAGATGACCGGCTGCGCCACCTGGGCGACCTTCTTGAGCCCGAGCTTCTTGTTCTCCACCCGGATGATCGGGCGGTTGTCGGTCAGCTGCGCGACCATGCGGTCGATGAACGCCTGGATGAAGTTGGCCTCGAAGTACGGGTCGCGGTCGGCCGGCCCCCCCTCGCCCCGGTAGAGTCTGAGATCGCGTTCGAGGTCGACGTCCTTGACCCAGCGGTCGCGCGCCTTCTTGCCCTCGTCGTAGAGCGCGTCCAGCTCGTCGATGAGCTTGCGCTCCTCGGCCGAGTTTCGCCGGGTCTGGCCGAGAGCGTCCACGCGCTCCGTGAGCAGGCGCGCCACCGTCGGTTAGCCCTCCGGGGTTCCGGCCAGCATCGCCTGGCGGAGCGCCACGGTGTCGAGCAACGTCGGCGCGGGCGGCGGCGACGGCGTGGGCGCGGCCTGGGGCTGGCGCCCCCGGAACGGTGTCTGGGGTCGGCGCTGGTGGAGGTCCTCCAGGAACGCCTTGCGCCCGCAGCCGGGGCCGTCCTCGGGATCGGGGCAATACTTCTGCCCGCGGCGGACGGCCTGGAACGCGCCCCCGCAGTAGAGGCATGTCCCGGTCGCTCCGGCGGCGACCTGGCCCGGCGAGGCGGCCGGCGGCGCCGCGATCTCGTCCAGCACGGTCTCGCTGGCCATCACGGCGGTCTCGCCGCGCTCGTGCGCTAGGTGGATGTAGGACATCAGGTACTGCCAGGGCCGCGCCCCGTTGTCCAGACACAGCTCGCGGATCAGGTCGGCCTGGTCCTGCGGGAGATGACGCAGGAACAGGCTGGCGGCGTCGTCGAGGCTCGGTGGCGACGGCGCCCCGGCCGTCGTCGAGCCGCCCTCCGGCCTCGGTTCCAGCGCCTCCATGACCAGCAGCGCAGCCGCCTCGGCCATCGCCACATGGCGCCCGTCCGCCACCACCCGGAGACGATCCTTGGTCTGCTCGCTGAAGTAGGACCAGATCTTATCGGCCATCATGCCTCTCCTGTCTCTGCCGTAGTGAGACCAAGGCCCATAGCGTACTGGCGCAGCGACTCCGTGCAGCCGTCGATCCAGTCCTGCGCCGAGGCCAGGAAACACCCAGGCTGCTGGCACTCATCGTGGTGCCGCTGGACGTGACACAGTGGGCATCCAACGGGGCTCACCCCATTGTCAAGCGCTCGCCCAGAGATCATTGCCCACGCTCGGAGTAAGGGGTCGAATCCCTCACGATCATGGGCGTTACCGAGGCGCAGTTCGTCCGCGACATGCGCCGCTGCGGCCGCTCCGCCCCGCGACACAAGATGTCCGAGCCCACGCGCCTCGACGGTCGCACGGAGTGCGTCCCAATGCGGCTGGCACCATTTCTGGATCTCCATCGTCACGCTCTCCATGGCCCCAACGCTAGCATGTCGTGGTCGTGTTCGTCACGTAGGTCCGCGTCCACGTCGTGGACCGCCCAGGACGCCGCAGCCTCCGGCTCGGCCCCTGGCGCCAGCTCCTCGACGTCCCACCGTTCGTCCCGGGCGGCGATCAGGGCCAGCATCCAGCCGGTCAGACTGTCGTCGGTGCCCCCCGGCGCCGGCCCCCACTCGTCCAGCCCCACGTTCAAGTAGTCCCGCATCTCGTCGTGGAGCACCTGGGAGTGGATCACGACCTGGCCCTGCTGGGCGAGCGTCACGGCGTTGCTCACCAGCCGGGCCTTGTCGCGCTGCGTGAACAGGAAGCCGAGGCGGCTGGACACGCGCTCCTTGGCGTCGTCCGGCCGGCGCCAGCGCCAGATGTTCGGGTACGAGCGCCGCTGCAACTCGCTCATCAGCGCCAGGCCCCAGCCCCCCGTGATGTCCGGGTTCAACTGCGCGGTGTTGTAGTTGTGCCCGAGCCAGTACACGAGATCGAAGAACTCCCGCCCAGCAGGGTCCATGTGGACGCGGCACTCAGCCACCTGCTCGAGGCGGTCGCGGCGGACCACGCAGATGCCGGTCCAGTCCGCGTCCTTCGTCCGCCCCTGCGAGGGGTCCACGCCGATGTCGTAGTAGACGTCCGGCTGCGGCGGCTGCCAGACCTCCACCGGCCCGCCGAGCTCCGGCCGGAGACCCGTCGAGGTCGGCGTCATACGCTGGCCGGGACGGAGGCCCGCCTGGAGGCGTTCCAGGGTGGGCCAGTCGAAGGTGCGGAGCGTGCCGAGGGGGAGGACCCAGGACGACTCCCACGAGTTATGCACGGCGATGCCGTTCGCGCTGAACGTATGGGGCGGAGGGAGGACGAGATCGTACACCGCGCGGAGCCCAGAGGGGACCACCGACGTCACGATGTCATTGAGCACCACAGGCTGCCGACGCCGGCCGCGCCGAGTCGTCGGCGGAGGACTCGCCCACGACTTCCTCGCTCCGATAAATCCGATTGTGGCGTGGAACATCTCCGATTCTTCGGCTCGGAGTGCCAGGACATGCCCCGGGCCGTACTGCTCTTTCTGCTTCCACCGCTCGCGACGCGACGTGATCCCCCACCCGAGGAGCAGGAGCTGGATATCACGAAGGAAGTCTTCGTACTTAGAGAACAGAAGCACATTGCCAGAACGACGCACGCTGCCATCGCACTCGAAGAGTGCCCGGAGAAATTCGCGCACGACGTGCCGAGGACTCCGAAAGACCGCCTCGGGCACACACACCTTGCGCATCCAGCGACGCTCGGGCCCGCGTCGCTCTATGACACCGAGTTCGAGGAGTGGCCGAAAGAACTGGGCGCGAGAGGCCCGAAGATCACAGCCTCCACGGCGAGGTCCCACGAGACGCCGCTGCATGGGGGCGCCGAACAGGTCACGCACCACACGCTCGACGTCCAAGATCACGTCGCCATCCTGTGCGTCGCAACACACGCTCAGCGTTCCACCGGCTCCCGCTGACACGTGCGGGCCACGAGACATCGCATAGGAGCCATCCCCCATGAAGTAGCCGAGAAACCGACCCCAGGTCGCCGTGACGGTCAATGTCGTCTGCGTCGACGGCACGTCTGACCACGACAGCGTCTCTTCGCGTTCCGCGAACCTGGGCGGGCGCAGTTCGACCCGAGACCCAAGGCTCGAGGCCGCGTCAACCCATCCGCCTGAAGCCGTGGCGATCAGATGTTCGGGTGTGGCGACGATTTCGTATCCGAGCGATGTTCTGACGAGGAGTGTCTCGCTCAGTCCTTGCGGGAGCCAGCCCAGGATGCGCCCGGATTCGGTGGTCTTTTCGCTCTCCGCATCGCGCAGACGCACCATCCCGTGATCGGTGGAAATCCTCGTGTCGCCGGAAAGACAGCACGCATATTCCTGCTCGAAGAGCGCGACGTTCGTCTTGTACTCCGCTCGCTTCTGGCGGCGCCACGCGATGTTCCCGAGGCTCATGCCGTACTGCTTCATGAGGTCGCGCTCCTCGGCGGTCGGCTGGAACTCGCGCCGCACCGGGGCCGTGTAGTCCTCGTGCATGAAGTACGGGACGAAGCTGAACTCGTAGCCGTTCTCCCCGGCCTGCGCCGCCTCGCAGAAATCCTTGAACCAGTCGCCGCCGTACCGCGAGGTCGATTCCAGGACGACGAGGGAGTAGTCCTCGCCCTTCGCCTCCGAGATGGACGGGAAGAGGCTCGCCTGGATCTCGTGGGCGTTCTTGTAGCGCGCCACCTCCGTCAGGTGGACGACGTGGTTCATCTGCGAGGCGCCGACGTTCAGGTTCAGCGCGTGCGCGGCGAGGATCTTGGAATTGCGGTTCTTGAACTCGATGCGGCTCTTGGAGCGCGTCTTCAGCGTCGGGCGGAGCGGCACCGGCAAGGAATCGTAGTAGGTGGGATACACGTCGAACAGCTCGTAGCTGTTCGGCTCGTCGTAGTTGACCATGAAGGCGTTGCGGTTGTTCCGGAACGCCGTCTGGTGGAAGACGTGCCGGGAGACCTCGGTGCTGGCGCCACACTGCCGAATCTTTCCCCAGCACTGCCGAATCCGGCCCGTCCGCTTCCACTGGTCCTGCATCTTCTCGTGCAGGAAGCGCTGGACGCGGTTCGGCTTCAGGTTCGGGAAGCCGATGACCGTCTTGCTCTTGATCCGGAGATAGTGCGAGGAGAGGTAATCGACGTCCTGCTCGCAGCGGGCCATCTCGCGGGCCCACCGGAGCTTCTCGGCGTCGATGCGGGTCTCGAGCGGGGGGATCACCGCCACGGCCGCACCGTCGGGATGCGTGACACCTCGTCCTCCTCGGTCGCCACGACATCCTCCGGCTCCTCGCCCAGCAGGCTCCGGTCCACCGCCACCTCGACGCCGGCCTGCCGCCGCACCTCGTCCCGCAGCGCCAGCATCACGCGCGTCAGATGCCGCGTCCGCTCCCGATCCTGCGCCACCAGCAGGCCGAGGACGAACAGCCCGAACGCCTCGGCGATCACGAAGAGGGCGAGGATCGACAGGAGGGTGTCCATCAGGCGGCGCCGTGGCAGGGACAGGCGCAGCGCGGCTCGCACCGGCGCGTCACGAGGCTCTCGTCGTCGATACGCCAGCACTCGCGGCAGATGCGGCGCGGCGAGGCCGCCTCAGCCACGGGTCATCTTCCGCGCCCGCGACCGCTGCTGGCTCCGCGTCGGCCGGCGCGTCGTCTGGCGCCCCGGACCCTTCATCCCTTTCGGCGGCTTCATGGACATGCCCTTCGGCATCTTCGGCATCGCGTGGTCCTCGTGCATCATGGCCGCTCCTTCTCTCCGGCACCCGGGGTGCCCCCCACGAAGTCCTTGCCGTAGATCTCGATGGAGCCGCACGTCTCGCACTTGAAATGCCAGACCATCGACTCCTCCCTGGACACCTTCAACTCGCTCCGGCACGCCTCGCAGAGCCGCACGCGCTTCGAGGACGGCGGCACGAGCGCGAACGCCTCCTTCAACCGCGCCCGGAGCACGGGCCAGACGTGCGGGTGGAGACTCGTGTAGCTCGGCGGCTCCTCGCCCTCGCCGTCCGTCCGGGCGGCCGGGCGGCCGTCCGGGAGCACCACGCGGTGGGCCTGGTCGGCCTGCCGCCACGCCTGGAGGAACTCCCGCCAGGTGCAGCAGAAGACCAGGGAGCGGTCGGGGAGCCGCTCGATCAGCACGGCAACCATCCGATCTCCGACTGAAACCCTGCGGCCGCCTTGTGCCCTCCCCCACCATACCGCTTGCACAACTCCGACACGTCGAACTCGCCACGACTCCGAAATCCCCACTGGCGCTGGTCGGCCCGGTCGAAGTAGTAGCCGCCCGCGGGGGCGTCCGGGAACCGCTCACAGAGGTACTCGCCGATCTCGGAGAAGTCCCAAGAGGTGTTGACAACCGGGAGCGTGACCTGATCACCGACGCCGCCCGAGAAGATGAGCCACCGTGCGTGCTCGCAGACCTTCGCCACGCGAGCACGCTTGGCGCGGAGCATCGCAGACCCGCACTCAACGGCAGTCTGGAAGGCCACACCGCCGCGCGGGTCGAGAGCCCCGAGCTGACTGGCGAGACGGTCCCAATTCGCAAACAAGTAGGACCAGGAGAACACGTACTCGCTCACCTCTCGGCTCGACGTCAGTTGCCATCGCCACAGGTCACGATCCTCGACGTAGGCGATGAGGGCCGGCCGAACGCGCCCGGGGTGAAACGCATCCCACGCGATCCCCGCCCCGCTGCGCTCCATGTCGAACACCACTCCTCCGCGCTCCCATCCGACGAGGTCGGCCTGGGCGGTTTTGTGATGATCATACACCTCGACGGAGGCTGCCACGTCGGCCAGCGCGTCGAGTGCGGCGCGCGGATACGAGAAGTCCACGAGGATCACACGGCGCCCCGCCGCGTCGTCCAGCGGCGGCGCCTCGCCGTAGTTGACGGCGCGATACTCCGCCTGATCGCCGAGGGCCTTCCAGACCGCCCACGCGGCGGTGAAGCCGTCGGGGCAGTTGCCGTGATAGAGGACGAGGGGGCTCATGCCTTCGCGGCCCACTCGTTCAGCGCGTCAGCCATCTGCCGAGCTTCTCGTGGAGACATCCCGAGCCACGCAATCGGCTTGCCAAAGGCGAGAATCACTTTCCCGGCCTGCGTCGTCACCGCGAGACGCAACTCGCCTTCGTCATCGGGCGTCATCGCGCCTTGAGGATACTGGCCCGTTTCGCCGAGAGGCAACCCGACACGGCTCGTCTGCTCTGTGAGTGTGCGGATCGTCGCCTTGAGTTGGTCCGCCCGCCTCGCCTGTTCGGCTTGCTCGCCGACATCCTTGAACCAGTGCTCACCATGATGTGGCAGGTCCTGCATGATGTCCTCCTCGTTATCCTCGCACGAAAAAGAGAACCACTGCTACGCCGCTTGCCGCTCCACGCGCTGCAAGGGCGTGCCGCAGAAGCCGCACGCCTCGCGGTCCCAGGCGGCATCGCCCCCCGGGCGGCTATCCGCCCAGCACCGTGTCGACCCGCACTTCGGACACCTATAGAACCATAACAACACGCCCATTGGCGCTCCTCCTGGACCACCGAACGCGGCCCATTCTTGCGATGCGGGCATTCACCGTAACACCCCTTGGCCATGTTGCAGTTATGGCAGAGCAGTCAGCGTCCTTTCCAGACCGGCGGGCGCTGCTCCCGGAAGGCCCGGAGGCCCTCGGCGGCGTCCTCGGTCCTGAGCACATCCTTGAGGATGTCCGTGGCCACGCGATACGCCGTCAGCGGGCGGAGCGGCGTCGTGTCGACCACGGCGAGCTTGACGGCCTGCACCGCGAGCGGAGCGTTCGAGGCGATCACGCGGGCCAACCGCTGCGCCTCGGCGAGCACCGCGAGGCCTTCACGCACGACTTCGATGACGCCGAGTCGGGAGAGCGTGCCCGCCATGACGGGCTCCCCCGTCAACAGGGCGCGCATCGCGGTGTGGCGCGGCACGAGCCTCGCGAACACCGTTGGGCCGCTCACGGAGCCGATGCCGCGGCGCACCTGGGGCCACCCGAAGGTCGCGAAGACCGACGCGAGCACCACGTCGCACCCGAGCGCCAACGCCGTGCCCTGCGCGTAGCAGATCCCCTCCACGGCGGCCACCAGCGGCTTGGTGAGCTGCGCCTGGATCGCGTAGAGATCGGCGAAGGTCGGCCAGGCGTCGGTGAAGTCCTCGGTCAGATCGTGGCCCGACGAGAACACGCCGCCGGCCCCCGTGAGCACCGCGCACCAGACCTCGGGGTCGTCCTGGATCGACGCGAACGCCCCCGCGAGCTGTTGGCACATCGCGTGATTCACGGCGTTCTTCTTCTCGGGGCGGTTGAGCGTCAGCGTGGCGACGTGCCCCTCGACATCGTACAGGATCTCAGCCACGCGCCGGCACCCCCATCACGCGCGCGTAGGGTGGCACGTCCTGCGTCACCACGGCGCCGGCGGCGATCACGGCGCCCTGGCCGATCCGGACCCCCGGCAGCAGGATCGCCCCGGCCCCGATCACGACGTCGCGCGCGATGACGGGCGGGCGGCGGACGTAGTGCGGATTCCCCACCCGAGGCGCCGGGTCGTTGGCGGTGAGCACGCCGGGCCCGATGAACACGTCGTCGCCAACGATGAGGTCCTGGCACAGCAGCGCGAAGGTCTGGACGCGCACCCGGTCCCCGAGGCGCGCCCGCTCGGCGACCGAGACCCCGTGGCCGATCGCGCACTGCGCGCCGGTCACGACGTCGGCCCGCACGTAGGCGTAGGGCCAGACGAGCGTGCCCTCGCCCAGGACCACGGTGGGATGCACGAGGGCCAGGCGGTGGACCTTGCCGCCCGTCCAGCCCTCGAAGTCGTCGTGCGGGGAGGCGATCATGGCGCCGGCGCTCCGGAGGCCGCGGCCGGCGCCCCGTCCATCGGCGCCAGCCTGATCCGCACGCCGTCGGCGTCGATCGCCACCCACCACATCCCGGCCTCGTCCCGCTCGGGCCAGACCGTCATCGGCGTCTGGTGGCCCAGCGTCACGTCCAGGTCCACGTAGATTGGGATGGAGGCCGCGCGGAGCTTGGCGCAGAAGTGCAGGTCCTCGCCCAGGACATCCGTCGAGCCTTGCCCCAGCTCGAACCAGGGATCGGCGATCGCCTCCACAACGCGGCGCCGCACGAGCATTCCCGCCGTCGAGCAGGCGTACACCTCGAGGAGTCCCCGGGACGCGGCGAGGCCCTCCATCGTGTACCGCTCCAAGAAGTGCTCGCGCTCCCCCGGCCCGCGGTAGACGACCGGCTGGAAGGGGGGCTTCCGCTTGAGACAGAGCGGCGCCACCACGTCCACCTGGTGGTCGAGCAGCCGCGTCAGGATGTCAGGGAGGAACACATGGTCGTCCCCCATCGACCAGACCCACTGGGCGCCGCTCGTGAGGAAGGCGCGGTACGCCTGGTTCTTGTTGCGGGCGACCGAGGTGCCCTTGACCGGGAGGATGCCGGTGCCGGGCGGGCGCTGGAGCGCGAGGACCGAGACCCAGAAGTCGGTGTAGCGGGTGAGGTCGCCCAGCGGGAGCACGATCATGCCGGGCGGGTGGACGGCGCCCGCGCTACTCAACGCGCCGGGCCTCCCCCGCGTAGATCGGCGGCAACTGCTCGAAGGCTTGGTCGAGCGCCGCCCGCACCTCTGCCGGCAAGGCGTTCCAGTCCGGCAGGTCCTCCTGCGAGGCAATGGTCACGTCCAGCCGCGTCGTCTTGCCCACCACCAGCTCGGTCACGCGCCTCAATTCCTCGACGAAGCGGTGCGTCGCCCACGCCGCCGTGAAGACATCGTCCTGAGCTTCCGCCTTGCCTGCGAGACGGCGAAGCTCGTTGGTGCCCCAGTAGAGGTTGGCGATGACGTCGTTGGCATGCAGGCGCAGCGTCTGTCGTGGGGCAGTAGAAAAGGGTCCCACGGGGAGGGCGGGTGCTTGCGCTTCTGATGGCGGTGGTCGGCGTGATAGGCCCGCGCCAGCCGGCGCCACCGCAAGGCCTCCACCACCGTCGCCGGGAGAATCCACCACTGGTGCCCGAACCGCATCGCCGGGTTCGCCGGATGCGGGGCCGACAGGAACAGCATCTTCTGCCCGAGGTCCGCCCGCTCGCACACGTTGCGCAGCTCGTCGATGGTGTACCCGGCCAGGGCGGCCACCGTCGCGCGGTTGAGCCAGCCGTTCGGCGTCAGCCGCGCCGACCACGCCCCGGGCCGCGCCGACCACGCCCCGGGCCGCGCGGTCACGCGCCCGCCGCCGCGCCGTGGCGGCCTTCCGACGACACCGCCTCGAGCACCGCACGCGCAGCGGATGGGCGTCGAACGGCAGCGGCTGGTGGCATTCCAGGCACCGCCGCACCTCCCGCAGATCGCTCACGCCGCCGGGCCATGCCAGCGCGTCCTCGCCGCCCGCCGGGCGCGGTCCCGGACCCCCGCGGACGGCGCCATCGGCCGGGCGCGCGCGGGCATCGCCGGCAAACAGAAGACACACAGCTCCCGCCGGTGGCGGCGACACTGTCGCAGCGCCTGCCGGCTCCGGCGGAACTCCTCGATGGACACCACGGCCAGGACCACCCCCTGGGCGTCCATCAGCGTCACCGGGCTCGGGCTCTGGTCGTCCATGATCCGGTCACGATGGTGGCGCGGGCCGGAGTCGAACCGGCTTGGTGGAGGGTATGAGCCTCCCGCTGGAGCCGTTCCAGTCCACCGCGCGGTGTCATCATGGGCAGGATGCTCCAGCGATCGGGTCCGACGGCCGGCCCATCACGCCCGCCTCCGCCAGCTCCTGCCGCAGGCTCAGCATCGCCTGCTCGAAGGTCCAGTACATCGTTTCGAGGTCCGTCGCGTCCGGATAGGTCCATGCGACGTACCACCGCGGCATCTCCGTGCCGAGCGGCTGGCCCTCAGCCACCGGGTCCGTGACCAAGATCAGGCGCGTGGGCATGTCACGCCGCCCGGTTCGCGCGACGGGATGCCCGCGCCATCCGGGTGCGCGTCGCGCGCGCTCGCCGGTACTTCCGCATCCGCGTCGCGGACTCGTACCATGGCTCGCCGGCCTGATAGCCCCCCTCCGGAGTCTCAGGAGCGTGCGCCGCCGGGTGAGCGGCCGCCCGACCCATGAGACGCGACAGCGCCCGAAGCATCCCCGCAGAGAACGGTCCCGTCATGCGCGGCTCCGCCCCGCCAGCAGGTCGTTGATCCGCCGGTTCTGCTCGGCCCACTCCGCGTCCGACGGGGCCATGTTCAGCCGCCCCCACGCCGCAGCGTCCGCCACCGGCAGCGGGATCGCCCCCTCCACCCCGTGATCCGACACCGGCAGGTCCTCCTCGGCATGCTCGTGCGGCAACGCGGGGTCGCAGCACGCCTGCCCCCGGCAAGTCCTCGGCGCCTCCTCACCGCGTCGCTCACGCGACCATCGACCGTGCGGATCTCCGTGCGCCATCCTGTGCCCCCCCGGACTGTGGCGACATCCTGCCACATCCCCCCCCCCACGTCAACAGCATTCCCTCAAAATTTCTGCGGGAAAAATCTGGAAGGCGTCGCGCAGGCGGGCCGGCATTTCCCCCGCCGCGCGCGGTTTGTGATCCGTCCGTTCGCCCTGCACTTGTGCCGGCGCCCCCGCCGTCCACCAGCCAGCCCGTGGACGACCGAGGCGCGCCCGGCTCGCCCACCCGCGCCCAGCCCCCCGCGCCCGGCCGACCCCGTGGCGCCCCCGTGCGGTGGGCCCCACCCGTCCTCCGGGTCGCTCCCACCCGTCCTCCGGACCCCCGGCTCGACGCCACACCCAGACCCCGCCCGGACGCCCCCGCCGTCCACCGGGTCAGTCCCCCCCCCGCCGTCCACCGGGTCAGTCCCGACTCAGCCCATGAGGCATCCGGCCTAGAATTCACCCGGCATCCGGCGCACGCCGCAGCGCGACCGACTGATTGACGCCGAGCAGGGTCCTGGGCTAGCATCCATCGTGCCAGGAGCAGCGCGTCAAACGCTCAGTGAGGGGACACACCTGTCAAGGATTTTCTTTCACTGCTGGGACAACAGGATACGGCTGAGGCGACTGGGGAGTGGAGCGGAGGTCGTGCTACTGGGGGACTACGTCACCGCGAGGCACGCGGAGGGGTCGAGAGAGGATGAGAGACGATCACCCCATCCCCTGAGGGACAGCGGGAGTGAGTGATCGCCTTCAGGGCGGGCGGATCAGGGCAGGAGGTCGGAGAGGGCGGCGTCGGGGTCGTCGGCGGCGGCGAGGTCGAGGCGGGCGGGGTCGGCCTGGGGCCGACGGGTCGCCACGGCGAAGTCGTCGCGGTGGGGACCACGGGTCCGGGCCTCCTGGCCGCACCCGAGGCACAAGACCCCGAGGCGCCACCCGTCATCCGGATCCCACCACCGGACAGCCTGCGGCAGGAGCGGGGAGGTCCCCTCGGGGGCCGTCTCGCCGCAGAGCCCGCACGAGCCGAGGCCCCCCCAGCGCTCCCCAGGCCGACCGATCAGCGTCAGCCCGCGGCCCGGGTCATGCCTCAGCATCGCCCACCTCCTGCGCCACGTCGCGATGCAGCCAGGAACCTCCACCCAGAGGCGGCGGCGCGGATCGCGTCCATGGCTAGCGTGCCTCACCGGGGTGCGGCACCGCCGCGTGGTGCGTGCCCCAGTCAGCAGCGAGGATGTAGCGCCGGCACGACCCGCAGCGGATCAGGCAGGCCGCCCCGTACCGCTGGTTGGGGTGATGAGCGCGCACCGGGTGATGGCACGCGTCGCAGGTGTCCTCATCGGTTCGCCGCTTCGTATTCAACACTTGCTCCACCCAACTTCCTCGCCGATGAGTTCTTCGACAAGGAAGCTGTAACCAGACCGAACTCTCTCCTCGGCCTGTCGAGCCTCGTGAACGTCGGGGCCGTCGTACAGCACGACCCCGGCGCGGTCGTCGCACCGGCAACCCTCGTCGATGCACGACTCGACTGCGCGGAACCGTCGTGTCTTTTTCATCCCTTTACCTCCCCAGCCAACCACGGGTCCGGGTCACGGTCATGACGGCATCGCCTCGGCCCGCAGCTGGGGCCAGTGACACAGCCACCCAGTCGAGTGCCTCGGGTGGACGCGCAGCGTGTCCCAGATCGCCGGCGCCCCGCAGCACACCTCGCAGCAGCACCGCCCGCCAGCCGCCCGCCGGAGCTCCTGCGGCAGGGCGATCGCCAACCCGCCGTCTTCGCACAGGAAGAACCCCTCGAGCCCAGGCACGGGCAGCGGCCCAGCCGCGCCAGGCGCGCCGAACAGACCCGCGGCCCTCACGACCGCACCCCGGCGTCCTCGCCCACCCAGAACGCCCCGGCGACCACCTGCCGATCGGTCACCGGGTCCGCCCGATGGCCGCACACGAGCCGCACCCGCACCCGGCCGCCCCAGTCACGCCGGCGCCGCGGTCGGCCCTGGCCGTCCACCTCCGGAGGCATGTCCTGATCGCACTGCCGGCAGTGATACCGTTCGAGCCGTGCTCCATGGTCCATCGTCCACCTCCAGCGTTGAGCGTTGACCGCATGCCCATCACCACAGCCCCACCGCCGCGAGCCCGGCCGCCGCCACGGCCGCCCAGGCGACCGCACAGCCCAGGGCCAGCAGGGCCCGTTGCAGCTCGCGCCACCAGGAGCGCCTCACACCTCCACCAGCGCGCGGTAGGACGCCCCGAGGCAAGCGCGGAGCTTCGCGGTCTGCGCGACAACCGCCCGATAGGTCCGCTCGGCCTGGCGCGAGTCCGCATCCCAGCCCATCTCCCGCGCCCACGCTTCGAATCCGCCCGTGCTCTCCAGCGATTCCGCGTCCGAGCGGAGACATCCGAGCACCTCGGCCAGGGTCGGCTCCTGGCCCCCGTGGCCGACGCCCTTCGTGAAGATGAACCGCATCGTCCGCTTGCGATCCGGACCCCGCAACTCGACGCGCCAGTGGTTTCCGGACGCCTGAGGCATCGCGGGGTTGCTCGGCGCCCCACCGAGCACCCGCAGGGTCACCCTTTCCGCGCTGGCCTTGGCCTCCGCTTGCCCAGCCGCACCCCGCGAACCTGGCAGCCGCCGCAGATCCAGCACGAACGCCTCGACATCCGGCGGGAGCGGTTCGGTCAGCCACGCCGAGCCGAGCCGATAGCCGCAGTCCTGGCACGCCGCGCCTGGATGCGTCGTGTAGGTCTCCCCGCGCCCCCGTTGATGCGCGCACGCGGCCCGCATCCCGTTCAGATGCCACCGCTCCCAGAGCTCGAGCAACCGCCAGAGGTCCGCCCGCGTCAGCCCAGGGCCCGGCGACGACCCCTCCTGCACGAGGCGACGCAGCGCGTCCACGCACTGGCCGCCGTGCAGATGACGACCGCGCGCGTCGTACACCTCGCCGCAGATCGACACCTCCAGCCGCCCCGGCAGGGGCACCAGCCCGTTGACCGTCTGCCCGTTCGCGTTCGTCACCGGGCCCCACGTCCGGCCGTCACCCTGCCGCAACTCCACCGTCAACGCGAGGATC